GTTGCTCTAACTCTTGTTGAATGATTTGTTTTTGTGTTTCAAGCCCAAAGTACTTGAAATCGATAAAGTCATCGGAACAGCATGACTGGTTTGTTTTTACTGTTAAACAGTATTGGCAGTAATGAATCCCTGAGAATTCTTCTAAGTAAGTTTCAAGCAATGATTTCATTAGTGGAGGCTTTCGTAAGCTAATTCCCACAGAACATCACCTGCTAGGATTGTGAGTTTATCTAACTCATCTTCTGTCAGAGGTGTTCCATCTTCATAGCAAGCATAGCTAAAGTATGCGTCTGCGAAATCAGGATAATCACTTCCATCAACTCCATCTACCTCTAGGTCTACGACCTTCTTTCCATTAAGTATCGGCATCTGTTCACTCCTGTTAACTTGTGGCCTATCCACACCCATAATGTGCCACAGGTTTTTTTACTTGAACATTAGGGTAAACCCTATGTTCTTGCAAATTCTTTGAATAATTCAATCCTAGCTTTTTCATAAACAAGATTAGCTTCTTCTGGAGTTTTGTAAACGCCAAGATAGTGTTTAACGCCATTGCAAGTTATTTCTGCAACCCAAGATGATGGATTCTTGTTTGCCATGTAAATTCCTCTAAATAAATTGTTAGATTTACGGCGGCCTTTGTTCATCATATTTTGCTGATGAGTTACTTCTCGTAAATTACACAACCTGTTGTCATCTCTAATCCCATTGATATGATCGATTTGTTGTGTTATCTGACCATGTATATACATCCAAATAAGGCGATGAACTCTATAGTGTTTTGGCTTTCCACCCAATGAAGTGCAAGTAACAACATATCCTTGTTTGTCTATAAACCCAACAGGTTTATGTAAATTTCTACGATTTTTTGAATTTTGCTTTATCCAAAAAAGATGACCTGTATCTGGATCGTATTTGAAATGCTCTCTTAAAATTTCTTGAGTCAACATATGGCCTCCAAGCCAAAAAAAACCCAATGGAACAGTCTCTTCACGATTAAATGAAGTTGGAGGACATGGCTAGTACCATGCAGACTGCTCTATTGGGTCTACTAGATTATCGCCTCCAAGCGATGAAAATATTGTAATGGAAAACCCTAATAGACACGCAAAAAAACAACATTATTATGTTTGACATGAACATCGAACAAATGGAACAAACTTGTGCGGAAACCCTACAGGGATACGCTAATCGCATGGCTAGTGTCTATGTGGATCATCCAGAGGACTTCACAGCGGCTGTAACAGCTTTGCTTGCCAGGACTCTTGAAATTCACCTGAACAAACCAATTGACCTAGAAAAACTATGACCCAAGAAAGACTCATTAAGGCTTTACAGAATGGCCCTCTAACCTCTTCTGAAATAGCAGACTTAACTGGTATGCCAAAGGCTACTGTTTTGTCAACAGCAAAGAAATTACGCTACAAGGGTGAACTAACTACTGAGATTGTCAAAGTAGGACGTCATAACTTAGCTAAGTACACATTGGCAGATCACATGATTGAAAAGAGAGTTAAGCCTACAGTAGATGAAACAGGTCGCTGCTTACTCAATCCTTTTGATATCAGGAACGCTAAAGGCATCTTTTCTAAGGCTGAGTACGCTGTGATGAATGCACAAGCTCGTAGGCTTTTTAAGGGAAACCCCAATTTCACAAAAAATGTTTAATGTTTACAAAGTAGAATAGTTTTGATATTATGGAATCCAGCTAGGTCGGGCCTGATCTCCCAACCGAAAAGAGTTAACCCTTCTCCTGCTGGCAATTCCTCAAAGGGTGTTTTAAAAAGCGGTTCTTATCATGGCTAATCCTTGGTTCAGACTCTATTCTGAGTTCGCTCACGACCCTAAAATTCAAATGCTTCCTGAAGCAATGCAAAGACGTTATGTCATGTTGCTTTGCCTAAGATGTAGTGAAACACTTGAAACGTTACATGAAACAGAGATTGCGTTTCAATTACGTTTAACTGAAGCGGAACTCATTGAAACAAAACAATTGTTTATCAACAAGAATTTCATTGATAAGCATTGGAAAATATTAAACTGGGACAAACGTCAATTTGTCTCAGACTCAAGCACCATGCGGGTTCGCAAGTATCGTGATAAAAAGAAACATCCAAGTAACGCTGATGAAACGTTACAGAAACGACCAAGTAACGCTATAGATACAGATACAGATACAGAACAGAAGAAAAAGAAGGCAACTAGCGTTGCACCGCCTGAAGGCGTTTCTATTTCTGTTTGGCAAGACTTTCTTACTTTGAGAAAAGCCAAGCGAGCGCCTATGACTCAACGAGTATTAGATGGTTTGATGTCAGAAGCTGAAAAAGCAGGTTGGACTCTTGAGAAAGCATTAGAAGAATGTTGCCTGCGTGGTTGGCAAGCATTCAAAGCAGATTGGGTTGCGAAAAAAGCAAACCCTGCTGACATTGGTAGGGTCACAGTTCCACCATCAAATGAGCCTGACCCTGCTTTGCTGAAGATAAAAGAAGATGACAAGAGGGCTGCACCTATCCCGCTTGAAGTATTGGCGAAGATGGCAGAGTTAAGGAAAACAGCATGAACTACTTTGAAGCCATGATCCTGTTAGACAAAGTAAAGGATGGAAAGAATGTTCCGCTTTACCTGATAAACAAAGCCTTAGAGCTTACTGGCGACCTAGAGTAAACCCCTATGTTCTTTTCTAGGAAAACAATATCCAATGAGAGCGACAGAGTTGTTCTGGAGAAAGCCGAAGCAAGGGAAATATTCCACTCTTGGCAGACAACCAGAGATAACGACTTTGTTCGTGCCAGGCTTGAGCGTTGCGAAAGAATCTATGGAACTGGAGCAAGAGATCGAGTCCGTTTTTATATGCGTCAAATGAAAGAAGGACAAATTGAATGAGTTGGCTTTATTCGCGGGTGCTGGTATGACCAAGCAATACAAATCTTCAGAGTACATGAGAGCAAAAGCTAAAGCATGGCGTTTAGCTAATCCTGATCGTGTGGCTGCCTATCGCAAAAAGAACAGAAGCAAAAATCATAAACAGGAAATTGTTAGGAAATATGGTGTCGCTTTTGATTGGTTTGATAAGCAATTTGAGGCACAAAATCAATCTTGTGCAACTTGTAAAAAACCATTGGAGTGGACTGATAAACAAAACACTCCTCATGTTGACCATTGCCATGCAACAGGAAATGTGAGAGGAATTCTTTGCAATAGGTGTAATACAGTTTTAGGTCTTTGCATTGACAACAAAGAGTTATTCAAAAATTTAATAGGATATTTGGAATGTCATGGTTAATCAGCAAAGCCTTAATGAACTCGCTCTCTTTGCAGGAGCAGGTGGAGGAATTCTTGGAGGACATCTCCTTGGATGGAGAACAGTCTGTGCAGTCGAGTGGGAGCAATACCCAGCTAGCGTACTGTGCGCAAGACAAAATGATGGGCTTCTCCCGCCTTTCCCGATTTGGGATGACGTACAAACCTTTGACGGAAAGCCGTGGAGAGGAATTGTTGACGTTGTATCTGGCGGGTTTCCATGCCAAGACATCTCAGCCGCAGGAAAAGGTGATGGACTCGATGGAGAGCGAAGCGGAATGTGGCGAGAAATGGCGAGGGTGGTTGGCGAAGTACGATCCAGATTCGTCTTCGTGGAAAACTCCCCAATGCTCACTACTCGAGGAGGAACAAGAGTCATTGGCGACCTTACCAAAATGGGGTATGACTGTAAATGGACTGTTATGGGAGCAGCCGATGTTAATGCCCCACACCAGAGAGACAGAATGTGGATTGTCGGCAAATTGGCCAACTCCAGTTCACAGCGAGGCCAGGCAGGTTTTACAAATTCGCAGGCATGGCAAGAAAGGGACTCAAACCTCACTTTCGACAGCAGTTCTAACTTGGCCTACACCGAGAACGAAAGGGATGTGTGGCGGGAGTGGGAGTTGGGATTTGTTGAACAAAAACACAACAGTCGAAGAGGCTCGACTAATGGGAGCAGGAAATGGTGGTCAGCTGAACCCAACGTGGGTAGAGTGGCTCATGGGATTCCCGCTAGGGTGGACAGACTTAAAGCCATTGGAAACGCCCAAGTCCCCTTGTGTGCAGCAACAGCTTGGAGAATCCTGAAATGACTTTCATGTTGACATATATCGTATATGGTGAGCCAGTAGGCAAGGGTAGACCAAGGTTTGCTAGAAGAGGTAAATTCACCTCTACCTATACCCCACAGAAGACAAAGACCTATGAAGATGAAATCAGAATTATGGCTAAAGCGGCTATGGGTGCTTCAGAGCCTTTAGAAACTCCCATGACAGTCGCAATTTATATCAGAGTTGGAATACCCGCTTCCTATTCAAAGCAGAAACGTAAAGATGCCTTGGAAGGAATAATCAAGCCAACCAAGAAACCTGATTTGGACAACATAGCAAAGTGTTTTTTGGATGGGATGAACGACATTGTTTACCTTGATGACAAACAGGTGGTCAATCTCCATGTGACCAAGGTTTATGCAGAAACACCAGCAGTCGAAGTTATGGTGAAAGAAGACTTAGGGTAAGCCCTAATAGATTTTTTGTTTAACAAGAGTAAATTAACAGTTTTTAACAGGAGTGAATCATGAGTACATGGGAATTTGACACAACCACAGGTGCAGGCAGCGAAATTGTTACTATCGTTTATGAGTATGAAAACGATGGAGAAACAACCTATAACGAGTCAATCAAAGAGATTTGGTTCAATGGGCGTGATGTCATTGGTTTGTTGTCTGACGAGCAGTTTAAAGAACTAGAGATCGAAGCCGCCATGCGCTTTCAACATCACAAACTGAACTACAAGCAAGAATCAGTATGAGGAAGCAAGTTAAACGCAAGGTCTGGGCGTTGCTCAACCCAATCAAGCATTCAATCGAAGGCGCTTGCATTACCGACAGAGACAAACTAGACAAACTTAGGGTAATGGAATACTCAGCCCTAGAAGCGATAACTAAGGGCATGGGGACAATTCAGGATTGGCATACGCTAACCGAGGTTTTGAACCTATCAGAAACGATGGCAAGGGCTGGAGTAGGGCCAGAGGTGCTACCAGTTTGTGAAAAGGCTCAAAAATCCCTTTATGAAGCAGCCGAAAGGTATCAATCAACGATGCGCTTGGGATTGACAGGCGAGGGTATTCAAGCGGTTCGAGAGCTGATCGAGTTTGCCGACCTCCAACAATCAAGCATTTCTAGGTCTGAATTTGAAAGATATATTCAGAAAACTAGAGATTATCTAAAATCAAAAAATAATAATGTGGTGGAAATAGTATGAATGAACCAACTAAAGCCATTCAGTACATCATCGATACAGCGCCACTCTATGCCAAAGCCAAGGCCGACCGAATGTATTTAGAGGAATTCAGGAAAAGCAGGCGAAGTCAACTCATGGCACAAGCTGGCACAGAAGTACTTGGAAAACAAGAAACCTATGCTTACGCTCACCAGGACTATATCGAGATTTTAGAAGGCATCAGGCAAGCAGTAGAAACCGAGGAGAAGTATCGATGGCTGATGACCGCAGCGCAGGCACGAATTGAGTGTTGGAGGACGGAGATGTACTCAGCCCGTATTGAGATGAAGGCCACCACTTGAACAACAAACTAAACACAAAGGAACGGCTACACCTTGCAAGGGTCAAGAGCTTGTCATGCTCAGTATGCGAAGCACCAGCCCCAAGTGAAGCCCACCACTATAAACAAGGTTTACAGTACACTTGCATTGCCTTATGTGTTGACTGTCACAGAAACCCAGTTCTAGGATGGCACGGGCAAAAACGTGCCTGGTCGATTAGGAAAATGCTAGAAATAGACGCATTGAATGAAACGATCCGCAAATTGTGCGAGGAAATGCCGATTAAACGCGATATAAGCCCGTTTTAAGCCGTTTTTTATCCTTGGACAATAAAACACTAGTACAAAGCAAAAAAGCCCCGTAGGGCTTAGATAAAAGAAAACCCGCACAATGGCGGGTTAGTTGTTTATCGTTTTGTGAGTATTCGCAAAATTAGGGCTGCTATTGCATAGATCATTTAAGCCCTTTAGATTTGCTTCAACTTGATAACCCGAGCCATTTTCAACCCATGCGCAGGGTATGCAATCAACGGCACGTCTTTAGACCAACATGCACGGCAGCCATTACAGTTGCCCCCATGCTTATAAGCTTCGCACAATTGAACCCCTTCCCTTGCTTGAAATGTGGCAGCATCAGGGCCGATAACCGATCCATGCAAGCCCTCAATATATTCCCCTTGAATAGAATCACTAGAAAAACGAACCATTACATTCGGCAAAGCTTGCATTTGGGCAAAAACATGGGCAAATTTTGGAAATTTATGCATTCTTGTTGGCAGCCAGTGATTGACCCAAGGTGTGCGAATCATTACCTCCAAGATTTTCTCTGCCAAACCCAAGGTGTAAACGTCTCCCGAATCGAACCAGCGAAAATATCTATCTTGATCTAGTTCGGTAACCATGTCGTTAACCCATTCGAGACGCTGCCAATCTTCCCGATTAGACAATCTTGGCGCTTTCACGTTAGGGTAGTTATAGTTTCCTGTGGTGGCGTAGCAGCCCTTGCACGCATCTACCAACTCACCAGGCGCTGCCCATGAGCCAGGACAGGTATCAAGGGCTTGCAAGCTCCAAGAACGAGCATTGAGTTTTGAGGTTTGAGAGATTTTGATCATTATTAACACCTATTGAAAAGAAAAAGAGAGATTATTTGACCAAAACGTCAAAGTAAGCCAGCATAAGAGACAAGGCCACGCAAAATAGCACAATGCCGCCTATTGTTTCAAGAATGATAGTTTTCATGGTTACACCTTTCAAAAATCTAGGGACATCCTAGAACAATAGACCCTGTTTCCAAGGCCTATCATTCTAAAATTTCAGTTGACTAGGTCGAAATAGTGGTGAATTCCATCATCATCACGAAATCTAATCGGTTCAATAGCTTCGCCTATCATGTCATCCAAGGCTTCAGTCATTGTTCCGTCCCCATATTCGCTGCCTAGATAGATGGCTGTCTGAGGGATAGCGTTATAGCTTGTGAGAGTTTTCATGTTTACGCCTATTTGTTGCACGTTCCGATTGAACGCATAGGAATAATATCAACAAAAAAGAAAAAAAACATAGGGACAAACCCTAATAAAGTACAATTATTTTAAATTAATTATCAGACAAGGTTGGACAATGGCTAGACCTCCCAAAATTGATACTGTTCAATTCCGCAGAAAACTAGATAACCCCAAACGACAAATCCTGTTAACAGTTGGACAGGGTAATATTTCACAGGGATTCGAAAACCTATTAGCCCTTTATCAACATCTGCATTCATTGGGTTACAGAATAGATGAACCTTTTGAAAGACTAGGGTTAGTTACTAACTGTGTCGGAAATAAACAACAACCCTAAATAGATGATTGTCTAGGTAATAGGATAGGGATAGATAGAGGGAATGTATAGGGAAACAGTAAGATTAGAAAATCCAAGTACTAGTGAAAAGGTGCATACGAATCATTCTCATTTGCATCTAGATAGAACAATAGGACAATAGAACAATAGGACATTTGCTGCATAGGGTTAACCTTGATCTGTATGCCTGGACAGTACTGTATAAAAAAACATTGGTAGAAACCCTGGTGTTGGTGTGATAGGGGGGGAGGGGGTAGGTGGGAGTAGTAGATATTTGTGGTACATCCCCCATTCAGAAAAAAGCAAAAGGAAAAACATGGAAAAACGAGGACGAGGACGACCAAAAGGAAGTGTGAAGATGACGATACAGAGGTTTGCTGATAACCCGCCTGCTGTATTGCCTAAGACAGACCACCAGAGGCTCAAGGAGCTTAAGGAATTGATGATTAGGAGTGGAGGTAAGGATGTTGCTCAGAAGGTTATAGAGATAGCTTTAAACGATGACCATCCACATCAATTGGTTGCTTTGAAGATGTGTTTGGATAGGACTTTACCTGTGAGTATGTTTGAGAAGGATAAGAGCCAAAGGTCTGCTGTAACGATTAACATTACTGGCTTGGGACAAGAACCAATGGTAGTAGACACTAACGCAGAAGATGTAGAGGCTAAATATGGCTGACCTAAACTTTAGCTTACTTCCTTGGCAACAAGAGGTATTTAAGGATACGACACGCTTTAAGGTAGTGGCTGCTGGTCGTAGGTGTGGTAAGTCTAGGATGGCGGCAGTAACACTATTGATTGAGGGTTTAAAGTGTCCACAAGGCTCTGCGGTTCTTTATGTATCACCTACTATGGGACAGTCCAGACAGATTATCTGGGACTTGCTGTTAGACCTTGGTAGAGACATTATCCAAAACAGTCATGTGAACAACTTGGATATTACTCTGATAAACGGAGCAAGAATCTATGTTCGTGGTGCTGACAGACCTGACACCCTTCGTGGTGTGTCTTTGACCTATGCCGTACTGGACGAGGTAGCCGACATTAAGCCTGAAGCATGGGAACAGGTCATTCGAGCTTCTCTATCTGATAAACGAGGAAGAGCATTGTTCATCGGAACTCCAAAGGGTAGAAACTGGTTCTACGATACCTTTAAACTAGGGGAGAACGAAGATGATCCTGACTGGAAGAGTTGGCATTTTACCACCGCAGATAACCCTTTGATTGACCAAAAAGAGATTGAGTCTGCCAAAAAAACCCTGAGTTCCTTTGCTTTCAAACAAGAGTACATGGCGAGTTTTACCAATGCGGGTTCTGACATCTTTAAGGAAGAGTGGATCAAGTATGGTGTAGAGCCGAACTATGGAAGCTATTACATCGCTGTTGACCTTGCAGGATTTGAAGAGGTTGCCAAACAAGCGGCTAACTCTAAGAAGCGTCTGGATGAATCGGCTATCTCTATCGTGAAGGTTACGGACGATGGGAAGTGGTTTGTTCAGAAGATTGAACACGGAAGATGGGACATTAGGGAGACTGCGGCTAAGATTTTGATGGCTATTCGGGACTACAGACCTTTAGCTGTGGGTATAGAGAGGGGGGCGCTAAAGAACGCTGTTTTACCCTATCTGAGTGACCTTATGCGAAAAAACAACACATTTGCGCATATCGTGGATTTGACGCATGGGAATAGAAAAAAAGCTGACAGGATAATCTGGGCTTTACAAGGTAGGTTCGAGCATGGCAGAATTGTGTTAAATTCTGAGGAAGATTGGGATGAGTTTGTAGACCAGTTAATCCTGTTCCCTGCTCAAGGTGTTCACGATGACTTGCCTGACTCCCTTAGTTACATTGACCAACTAGCTGTTACATCTTACATGGAAGAAGATGACAATGAGGATTGGCAACCGATAGATATTATCTCAGGGGTATAAGATGGAATTCCAAGAACCTAGCGATTCAGACAAAGAACTAACCGCCTTTGTTGTTAACCATTGTGATCGCTGGCGTGATTACCGAGACACCAACTATCTAGAAGAATGGCTTGAATACGAGCGTATCTTCAATGGTGAGTGGGCTGTTGAGGATAAAACTCGTGATTCCGAGCGTTCAAGAATCGTTACTCCCGCTACCCAACAAGCCGTAGAAACCCGCCATGCCGAAATTATGGAGGCTATCTTCGGTCAAGGTGAGTTCTTTGACATACAAGACGATATCCGTGATGTCAACAACAATCCTCTAGATGTTGCTGCTATCAAGGCTCAACTCATGGAAGACTTCAAGGTTGATAAGATTCGTAAATCTATTGACCAAATTGAGTTGTTGGCAGAACTCTATGGTACTGGTATCGGTGAGATTGTTGTCAAAACAGAGAAAATCTTTGTTCCCGCTACTCAAGCAATCCCTGGTCAAATGGGACAAGCGGCTATTGGTGTTGTCGAAAAAGACCGCATTGCAGTAAAGATTGTTCCTGTTAACCCTAGAAATTTCTTGTTCGACCCTAACGGCACATCTATTGATGACTGTATGGGTGTGGCTGTAGAGAAGTATGTTTCTATCCACAAAGTCGTTAAAGGTCAGGAAGATGGTATCTATCGCAAGGTACAAATCGGTACTGATTCGATGGATACAGACTTAGAACCTACTCAAGAGATTACTCAGTACGAAGACGACAAAGTTAAGTTGTTGACATACTATGGTCTAGTTCCTCGTGAGTATCTTGAGCAACTAGAAAATGAAGATGGTGAAGTAGAAGACTTGTTTCCTGAAGACTCTGTTCAGGACGAGTATTCCGATCTGGTTGAGGCAATTGTTGTGATTGCCAATGATGGTGTTCTTCTGAAGGCAGAAAAGAACCCATACATGATGAAAGACCGCCCAATCCTTGCGTATCAGGACGACACAGTTCCTAATCGCTTGTTGGGTCGTGGTACTGTAGAGAAGGCTTACAACTCACAGAAGGCTATTGATGCCCAAGTTCGTAGTCACTTAGACTCTTTGGCGCTGACTACAAGCCCAATGATGGCTATGGATGCTACCCGCTTGCCTCGTGGTGCTAAGTTTGAAGTAAAGCCAGGCAAAGCTATCCTGACAAACGGCAATCCTAATGAGATTCTGTTTCCATTCAAGTTTGGCAATACTGATGGCTCTAACCTGACTACTGCTAAAGAGTTTGAGCGTATGCTTTTACAGGCTACTGGTACTCTTGATTCACAAGGAATGGTATCTGCTGTTGCTCGTGACGCAGGTCAAGGTGGTATTTCGATGGCTGTTGCCTCGATTATCAAGAAATACAAGCGTACATTGGTGAACTTCCAAGAGGATTTCATGATCCCCTTCATCACCAAAGCAACATACCGATATATGCAGTTCGACCCAGAGCGTTATCCTACTGTGGACATGAAGTTCATTCCGACTGCCGCATTGGGAATCATTGCTAGAGAGCATGAACAACAGCAGTTTATTGCGCTTTTGCAGACCCTTGGCCCAAATACTCCTGTTTTACCAGTCATTCTCAAAGGAATCATGGCGAATTCATCTCTGTCAAACCGCTTTGAGTTGATTGAGATGCTCGACAAGATGTCACAAGGCGATCCACAAGCCCAACAAGCTCAAGCAATGCAACAACAGTTGGCTATGCAGTTGGCTCAGGCTCAGATTGCTGTCCAAACAACACAAGCAAAGCAGAATGAAGCTGAGGCTCAGAAGTTGTTGACAGAGGCTCAATTGATGCCTATTGAGTTGCAAGCTAAGAGCATGGCTGCTACAACTAAGAATCTTCCAAGTGAAGATGCTTTGGCTTCAAAAGAGTTTGATAAGCGAGTCAAGATTGCTGAATTGATGCTCAAAGAAGCTGATATTCAGAATAAGGCTAAGATTGTTGAAAAACAGATGACTAAACAATGACACCTGAACTGCAACGTTACTACGAAGAGCGATTCACCACTATGTCCACTCAAGGTTGGGTGGATTTAATGGAAGATGTTGACAAGATGATTGAACCTTTAAATAATATTTCAACAATTGCAGATGAAAAGACTCTACAATTTCGCAAAGGTGAGTTATCAATACTTATTTGGCTGAAAAACTTAAAACAAGTCAGCGAGCGAGCATTTGAGGACTTAAATGAAAAGAATGTATGAATTCGCCTGTGTAAATGGGCATAAAACAGAGAGATTTGTTGATTATGAGGCAACAATTCTCAAATGTGAGTGCGGTGAGGAAACTCATCGTGTTCTATCAGCGCCAGCATTTCGACTAGAAGGTTGGTCTGGCTCTTTCCCTACTGCTTATAGCAAGTTTGGCAAGAGTCATACTGACAAGTTGAAGGCTGAACGCAAAGCCAACTCATAAGCAATTATGCCGAGTTGAATCTCCTACAACCGAAAGCGGCAGGAAAAGGAAATTAGTATGTTGATTGACGACGAAAAAGAAGTGTTTGGTGAGTTAGAAATTGAAGAGCAGAAGATCACTCAAAAGGCTGAACTTCCTGAGAAATACAGGGACAAAAGTTTAGACGAGATTGTGAAGATGCACCAAGAGGCTGAGAAGCTCATTGGTAAGCAAGCACAAGAAGTGGGTGAAGTCCGTAAGCTCGCAGATGAACTCCTAAAACAGAACCTTAGTTCTAGACAGCAACAGACAAAAACGGAAGAGCCTGAAGTAGATTTCTTTGAGAATCCACAGAAGGCAGTTCAACGGACAGTTGATAATCACCCTGACATCCTAGCTGCACGACAAGTGACGCTAGAGATGAAAAAGGCACAAATTCAGCAGAAGTTGGCTCAAGAACATCCCGATTTTGGCGACATTGCTAAAGATCAGGACTTTGCGAATTGGGTGAAGTCTAGCCCTGTGCGTCTAAAGTTGTTCGAGCAAGCAGACTCTGGATATG